TGCGATTCTCTCTATTTTGTTTATTAGATACGCTTATAGACCTAAAAGCAATTATCATAGCAATTGCAGTTGCTATTGATCCTATAGCAGTCCAATCAATTGTATATAAATCAACATTCATCATATTATAGTGTTCATTTGAATTTATTTCATAGTAGTTTCTATTTCATATTTCTACCGTATAAGTCAAGAAACTGTATAAGGAGCTTATTACAAACACAAAGGTAACAATTTAAGAGAATAATGTAGAATTATCGTTTTTATTTATTTCATTTCTATCTTTAATTACTCCTTTTCAAACATACTAAAAAACCTATATCCATTCAGGCTTTACCACTTCGTATCTTTCTTTTAAGTACTCATCCGTTCTACCATCCGGGCGTTGTTCTGAATAGATTATTTGCCCCGAATCCCATTCAATATCAGACCATCGGAATCCGTCTTTTAACGGTTCGGGAGTATAATTTCGAAATATCAACATACCGCGTTCAGTACGTTCTATAATACTATCAGCGGTATCATATCCATCAATGCCATCCCACCCCGGTCGATTAGTCGGTCGGTAAATTATGCCATCTTCACGTGTCGGGTCAATGTCTGTGATTACTCCTTCATAACCAGAACAAGTTTCTATGAACTCTGCCCCAACATGAAGCCAGTATGGCAGTGTGAGCATTAGTGCGAGTTGCCGCTCTTTTTCTTCAGCAGCTTTCTTTTTCGCAAGCTGCATTGCTGCCCATCGAGCGCGTATCCTCAACACAGAGGAACTTACTTGCCGAAAAAGACGACAGGTGATTGTTTTGTATGGATCGAAATATATATTTTTCTTGTCACAGAAATATCGTAATCCATCAACAGGTTCAGCATCGTTGCAAAACTCGCAATCAGTGCATGATTTTTTTCTTCTTGTCATATTTAAAACTGTTACATTTCTTTATTTTTATTAACTTAATACCTACTCAATAAGTTGTAAAACATTCGTTTCTTCTCAATGTATTTTAGTCCGTTCCTGCGAAGTCCCCTTTTAGTCCTGGACACAATCATTTGACAACCTCTAACGCCAACATATATGAAACACGAATGATGTCTTTTAGTTTCTTTAAAAGCCCACCAAATCGCTTCACGACAATATCTGTAACTATCATTTTGAACACCTTCATAGCCTTTTCGCATTATGAAATGTCCAATTTCGTTAGCTTCTTCTTCTGAATAGCAAATTGTAAATATATTATTCATATCTTTATTATTATATATGTTCACTAAAATCCTTAATACGCACATCTATCTGCTTTACCACTTCCTGTAAGATGCTAATACATTCATCAACCGGATATTCAGCTAACAGATCGTCGATATTTTGAATGATATCATTGGCTGCAATACTATTACTCATCTATTCTGTTCCAAAATGGAAAACTCTGATTCATATTTAAAAATTGGGGTTCTCTAATGCTTCTGTAAGTTCTTCTTCAGTAATGCTCTCACAGATGTTTGAATCATCTATGTAAACATTATATCCAGTCTCATTGCGAGACACTTCCAATACACGAACTTCACCGGTTGGTGATTCTACTCTATAAATTGTTTTCATATTTTCTGAAATTAAAAGGTTAGAACATAGTATCATCACACACAATAGCGTCACCGGCTATATAATCATCGGGAAAAATAGCACTATTCATTAATGCAATCCGAGTAGCCTCAACATTCAACTCAAAGTGGAATTTACCCTCCTCATTCATTATCATTATTTTATTAGGGCAAATATCAATGACTTGAACATAGCCATTTACTAAACTCTGCGCTTCTTTTAGGGTAAAGCAGTTCCCATTCACCGGAGAAATCTCAACTGTTTCTCCGGTAACTTTCAACAAAGTGGCTTTCATATGCTTACCCTTCTGTGGTTAGTGTCAGGCAGATACTTTCAAGCATATCTCCCTTTTGCTTTTCCAGTTCAATACGGCTTGTTAGCTGCTGTAATTGTTGAGAAAGCATTTTTATATTCCCAATATTACTCCCTTGATTAGTATGGGTGTTGAGGCTGTTATGTGTATCACCTATGAGCTGATTAGCTTGTGCTATGAGGGTAGCAAGCTCTTGCCTGCTATCCTCTTTTCTCTTTGAGTAGTATTCTAATGGAGTCATATCAATACACGGTTACAAGATTCTCAATTTTGAAGCTTCTAAACTCCTGCTTATCAACATCGAAGTAAGAGAAAGTCTTATAAGAAGGCTTTGTCATACGTTTACCCTTGTTTGTCGCACCTGCAGGCACATTTTTAAGAGTGCCGATAGCATAACGAATACTGCCATTCACTTTCTCATAGGCGAATTTAACTTCACCGCTTCTCATTCTTTTAGCAAGTCTGTAAAGCTCCCACGCTTTTAGCAGACAATATTTCCAACTCTTTTTTGTTGTTGAAAGGAGGTGATGAGCATACTTCATCACTCTGGCTCTAAAATTAGACTTTGTTTCCATAATTCACTTTTTTTGGTTTGACTTTTATGTTATTTGGTATTGCAAATATCTATTTTGTTAGGTAATAGCCTAACAAAATAGATATTTTTTTTCTTCAACAGCCTTTTTCAAACCATTTTTAACGAATTAATAATCAAGTTCTTGATATAACATCTTCCGACCAAATGAAATGCGGCTTCGGACTGTTCCAGTCGGGACATTCAACAGTTCACTTATTTCGTCATAGGAATATCCCTGGGCACAATATATTAAGCTATCCATACAACATGATTTTTGGGCACACCGGCGAATGGCAGACACAACATCATTAAACATTGCCAAATTAGAAGCATAATCAGAAGAAGCATTTTCAACTGCTGAATCATATCCAATAAAATGTATGAGAGAATTTCTATTGTACTGCGTAATATAAGTATTCTGCATGACAGCAAGGCACCACGGTTTCAAAGGTTTTGATACATCGAACTTATCACGATTTATAAGCATTTTGTACACCGTGTCACCGGCTAAATCTTCTGCATCCTGCATAGATCGGCAGAATCTTTTCGCTACACGTAATATCCAGGGATATATTTCTGATACTTCCTTTTCAAAGTCCATTGTCAGCCCTCCTTATTAGGTGTATCTTAGGTTCACCATTAATGCACCTTTCCACATATTCCCGATGCATTATGCTTTGTTCGTGCATTTCTTTAGCAGAACGCTCGATAGAACTAATGATAGTGCCTATGTCAGGGGGTAACGAGGCAATCATTTCTTTTACTGCGGATACTTCAAATGTTATCCGATCACACTTCGTTTCCAAGGTACGAAGTTCTGACAATAAAACATTGCATAAACGCTTATTTATGCAGTTTGCGTTGTTCTTTCTATTCATAAAAAAGGTCGTTTGTGATTCCTAAAAAGGAGTTACTAACGACCTTCGAAAAAATTCGATTGTTATTGAGATTTAATTAATTCTATATCAATATGAAATATAACATTTACGTCCTTTTCTTCTTCATGCTTATCTCTACATCTGCCTGATGGACGATGTTTGCATAAACAGCAGCATTTATGTTCCGGACATCAATATTCATTTTAAAAAAAGTCATAAGAAAAGCTATTTCAGCATCAAAAGAAGAACGTATCTGTTCCGGAGTAGCTTTTTCTTTCTTCTCATCAGAACGCATATCATCGCTTCTCTTTTGCTCAAATAAAGCAGATCGCAACAATTCTTCAACTTTAGACTTAACTTGTTCATCAGACATGGATTTCGTATCATATGATAACAAAGCCAAAGTCTCCCGGACATCTTCATAAGCATCAATAGCAATCAGAGAAATACAAACTTTAAAAAGCAAAACACGTGCCCTCTCTTTTATCATATCCTCACGATCAACTAACACAGATTTCAATCCGGACGGATTAGTTATCTTCTTGTACTCTATTATCAAATCAGATGAACGTTTCTTTAATTCCATCTCATTAATATCCTCATCTGGTGAAAGTAATACGGAGCAATCACCACATGAAAGCTCTATAAAATCATATAGAGATAATTGGTTCAATCTTTCAATCATAACCGGGAAAGCATATAATATTTATAATCACGGGCACACGCATCTTTATGTTGCTGCTTACCAATACTGCGTAGTTCATGACGTAAGCCCTTTATTTCATATTTCAAATCACTATAATCATTGAAAATAATAGGTTCACCAGTAGTATCCACTCCTACAAAGGTGGGAGAAAGAGAGGGAACATCCCATTCCGGAACATCCCAATCAGGCAAATCAATAGAGCTCACATCCGGAAATACCTGTGCACCTTTAGGAAGATCCACAAGTGTAGGAGTATCGGGTGTCACCCATGCTTTACCGGCATACATGACAACCTCATGTTTACCAGCATCACCCACGAGCGCCTTACCGCCCGGATGAGCACCGTCTTTCGTTCCTTCAGCATAAGAAGGAATCGGTGTAGCGAGAATAGTTGCCACTTGAATAGCTCCCAATGCTCCTATCAAGATTGATAACGGGATATTGGGCAACGCTTCAGTAATAGCAAGTGCAGTCGCTATTCCAGCCTGGGCAATACTCGTTGCTTTCTCCCATACAGCTTGTTTATGAGCAATCTCTTGCTTTTTCTTTTCAAGCTCCTCATTCTTGGCTTCAGTAGCAGCTTTTGCAGAACGTTTACGGGCTTCGGCTTTCTTCCGATATGGCACCTTGTTCAGCCTGCTTTTCATAACGTTCTACATCTTTTTCATACTTCTCATCGTTTGCATCCTGTTCTTCCTCTATTCGGTCAATCTGACCGTCATAAACAGTACTGACAAGACTACCGATTGCACCGACAGCTTGAGATGCAGTCTGCAACCATTTTTTGAGATTCTTTTGACGTTCTTTCTGCGCTTTTTCATCTGCCTTGGTAACACTATTGATAGCAGCAATCTCTGCTTCTGCTTCCTCTTCGGCAAGATCAGCCTTTAATTTCTGCAACTGTTCGGCAATCTTAGCCCTATCATCCGCACTAAGGTTATCAGCTTGAAGTTCCAATTCTAAGGCATCAATAGCGGCTTCGGTAGTCTTTCGAGCATAATCAAGCCGTAACCGGTATTCCTCTGCCGCATATTCCTGCTGTGTAATTTGCTTAGAAGCCAGTTTCTTTTTCAACGCAAGCATATCCATGATGTGTTCTTCATCACGAATCTTTTGCTCATGAGATGCATTTTCAGCGATCAATGAAATTTGATCGGAAGCATACTTCTCATACAACTCCTTTTTCTTCTTTGCATACTTTTCAGCAATGAGGAACACATCTTCACCAGTTTTCTCTGCTGCATCAATTTCACTCTCACGTTGAAGTTCCAACTGTTGAAGTTTTAAATCCAATTCCTCTTTAGAACCTTTTCTAACAACAGTAAGGGCGTTTTCAATATCCTTCTTTTCACGATCTGAATTATACTTGATGGAATATTCATCAAGAGCACGCTGCATCTCTTTAGCAAGATTCTTCCGGGTTGCAATCTCTTCCCTACTATATCCCTTAACAGCAGCTATCTTCTTTGAATACTCAATACCAATACGGGCAAGTTCTTTCTCTAATCCCTCATCCATAAGGGAAAGTTCTGATTCTTGGTAAGTCTGTTGGATTTTCAATTTCTCCTGTGCAGCTTTCTCCAATTCGCGTTTTTCCTTATCAGTGAGAGGTTTTTTGAAAGTACTTTCTGTATTTTCATTCTTTGGATTAAATTTTTCTGCAATTTTATCAAGTCCAGCATTAAATTCATCACTCGAATATATCCTAAAGAAATTTTTAGAAAACTCTAATTGCGCCCTATCAGCTTTTTGAGCTTCTTTTGTATATACTCCAAACATCTTAGCACCTGCATTTTTAAACCATGACATATTTTCAAATTCTGATGTAGAGTACAGGGCACCAGTTTTCATTCTTTCTAAAGCCTTACGTTCTTGAGCTGTCACTTCAATTCGTTTATTCTTCATTTGAATAACAGCTTTGGTATATGCTTCTTCCTCTGAATCGCCTGCATCAAGAAGTCTCTTATACTCACTTTGAAACTCTTTTTCAGCTTCCAATATTTTATTATTTGCATCCTTTTGTGCAAGTCCTCTAAAGTTTGTTTCTATTTGAGTTATTTTATCTTCGGGAGATTTTAAATCATTAGCTATGCTTCTAATCTTATCGGCCATCCAATTAAGAAACTCTTTTGCAGGACCTGTTGATTCAGAAAATGAGAGCATGAATGCTTCCCATGCAGACGAAAGATTAGCCAAAGCTCCCTGAACATTATCTCCCATTGTGTGTGCCATATTAGCAAGCTCTCCATCTACACCAGTTATTTGATCACGTAATGGAACAATCTTATCAGCGGCAGTAAGGAAAGCGTTGAAAGCTGCTACACTCCGTTTATCCGTCATTTCAAGAGTAGTATTCAAATCTACTCCCTGCTCTTTCAACTTCTGTAAACCAATAACCAATTCAGGCAATGTCTTTACAGGACCTCCCAGTGATTTTGCAAGTACACCATTAGTATCAGCTAAATTTAATAGAATATTACGTGTAGCGGTAGCAGACATAGAAGCATCAAAGCCAGCATCTGCAAGTTTTCCAACCAATGCTAAAGTATCCTCTATGGTAAAATTGAAAGCTTTAGCAACCGGGCCTACGATAGGTAATGCAGTAGCAAGGTATGAAAAAGATAAAGCGCTTTTCGAGGTTGCAACTGCCATAGCAGAAACATAGCGTTCAGTTTCTTTGGTATCTGCATTAAACATTCTCAAAGCTGCACCTGATAAAGCGGCAGCATCTGATAATTCAGCACCAGTCGCTTGAGCAAATTTGAGTACAGCTTCTGTTGATTCTAAAATTTCTTTTCTAGTAAATCCTAATTTTGCTAACTCTATTTGTAATTCAGTAGCTTCCGAAGCAGTATATTTAGTAGTAGCTCCCAAACGTTGAGCATCAGAAGTTAATTCTTTTATTTTATTTGAAGTAGTACCTAATATAGCTGCAAGACGGCTATTGGCATATTCAAACTTAACGATATCCCCAACCCCTTCACGTAATTTGGTGAATAAAGCAACAACACCTGTAACAACAGCTTGTGCACCAATATATCCAGCAGCTATGCCTTTTAACCCCATGCCGACTTGACTCAAGCCTTTACCCATGTGCTGTTGAAGCATCAAACCGGAATTTCGAGCAATAATACCCATGTTTTTCATAGATCTATTGCCATTCTCTAATTCAATGATAGCAGCTTTGATTTCTTCCCGATATGCACCTACTGTCATCTTCTGCTGTGTGTACCGGTCGGAGTTACGTTTCACATAATCGGTATTAATACCTATTGTGGAGTTAAGGCGTGCAAGAGTCCGGATATAGTTCTCATCAGTATCTTTCAATACATCTACAGCCTTTTGAAGCTGTTTATTCATTTCTTTTGCTTGTGCCTTACTATGTACTTCCTGATTGGTTAGAGTGATAGCTGTCCGGATGAGCTTTAACCGTTCTTCCTCTGTCAATACAGTTTTCTTACGAGTACTATTACCTGCATTTTGAGCTTTGGTTAAGTTGGCTTCTGCTTTAGCACTTTTTTCTAAAGAAGAAGCATTATCAGCACTCGCCTTAGTAAGTTTCTTGATTTCAGCAGTGGAAAGCTTTTCTGCATTCAACTTTTCCTCTATACGTTTTGTCACAGTCTGGGATATTTCCGACTGTTTTCTAAGAGCTTCGGTCAATTCATTAGAAGCGGAACTCGCATTTTTAGATTGAGTAGTATATATAGAGCCTAACTTTTCAAGATCGGCAATTCCGTCCACATTAATCTTTAACCCTTTTGCAAGATCTTTGGCCGCATTGGCATACGTTGCCCTTACACGCTCAATAGTATTATCCAGTTCAACCAATGTCTGAATCTCACCATCCTTTACAAGTCCTTCTATTACTAATTCTGCCATAATTATAGGTAATGTCTATATTCGATAATCTTTCCTTTAATCTCATTCCCAACCTTATCAAAAGCATAGGTACCGTCCTCTTTTTGATAAACAACATACATACAGCCATCTAAAATAGCTGCTTTCTTCGCCAGTTCACTGATACGATCCAGTTCACTTTGCATTTTCTTTATCTCGCATCCACAAGCCATAGCCTACCGGTACCCACATTCAGAAAAGAAACGCTCTAACCATGGACGAAGATACATGATGTTGAAATACTCCTTTGCAGTATCTCCAACGCCAAGAACCTGCTCACCATACTTTCTTTCAATGGATGGCCCCTCTTTAAAACCTTTTGTTTCAAAGCGTAATCCGGAATCTATTTTTTGCGCAAAAATGCTATCATAAAAAGTACCAGTGATAAAAAGGTTAGGAACCTCAACGGGGCGTGGTGGCAAATAAAGCATCTCTCCCCTAAGAGGTGGGGTTATCTTCTCTTTCCAATGTTTATACCTTTCTGCTTGATTTTGCCAGGGACCGGGTTCATTGAAATAGGTATCGTTATCATAAGTAGGATTCAATAAATGTTCAGTACCATCTATACCACTATATAACTGTTCCTGTATGCAGTCAATAAGCACATTCGTATTTTCCTCCATACATTTGGCACACTCTCCCTTAAACCCGGAAGCAATGGAATGAATCACATCATAAACTTTATCAAAATCTGCCATATAATAAATAATGAAATGGGCCGGGCTGCAACTACACCCCAGCCCATTAGTTACTTAGTTATCGTATCGAACACATCAGAGAGCTTCTTCCGGCGCTTTTCCTCTTTCAAGTTTAGCCACACCACATTGATATGAGCTTCAATAAATTCTTCCTTCGTCATCTCCTTTACTACGGAATCAACGAACGTTACACCATCTGTTTTCATGCTACCTGCTCAATACCTCTAATTCCTTTTTCAAACAACACAGAAGGAGATTTCAACGAAGGAACAGCACCTGCTTTGGGGACAATGGTTATTACACCATCAGCATAAGAAGCAGAAGTTGTATTATTCATAACCTCGGCGGCACCATCAGCGATGAGACTTCCGAATTCTTCTGTACGATCGTAGCCACCAATCTTCTCGATAATCTTGTAGGCATTTTCCGCTTCTGTCTTTTCAAAAACGACATCAACCAAGCCCATCAAGAAGTTTTTAGGATTGAAATCTAACTGCACATAATCAAAATTCAACAGGCTTTCTTCTGCATCCTCATGAGCGAAACTTACTGTCATAGTTGATTTTGCACCACTTGTCGGGAAACGAGTAACAGTCGGATAAACAGAAGACATTGAAATACCTGCCAATACATCTGTACCATCATTAAAGCCAATCAAGGTGTTATCTTGATTCCAAAAATAAACGTCCCACCCCTTGTTAGCACACCTCAAAAGTTGGGCATTCAAAACTTCGTCGAAACTCTTTAAAGTAAAGGTATCTGTAAGAGCATTAAGCCCGTTGTACTCACTTGCACCATAACCAGTCGCATTTACCTGTGGATCACCACCATTCGAAGCATATTCCAGGAATGGGAAAATAGGATAAATACGACCCGGGCGGTCAGCATGGCATAATTCAAGTAACTTCTCACTTGTAATATCGGCAGGAAGTTTCACGCCATGTTCTACCATAATAGCACCTTTGACTTTCTTCCAGTCGATTTTACATGCAGAACTACCTGTATTCATCCGGCCACCTTTACATGTTCTAATCTTTCTCATTTTCTTCTACAATTAAGATTATTAATTTTTATTTCCATCGAGCGTATGTTTATGGCATCTATGGGCTCGCTCACAGCCTTACCGGAATCTGTATAGGCTCCGTATCTACCATACGAATAATTCTCTGAATAACTATGTTTCACTTTCTCGTCACAGTCGCAGTCGAACCGGAAATCTTCATATAATACTTCCAACAAACGTTTATAGATTGGACGGAGAATATTCTTGAAAGATGTAGTTCTACGTTCCTCATTACTCCACTCCTTACAGGATGAACAAACTATAATCAACGAAACCTTTGCCTTAGAAAAATAATTTGGATCACTTCTATCTTCATAAATTGGAGTAAAGAGTGCAACCAGCGGGAACTTTTTTTCAGACTGGCCAGGAGATTTACTGTATTCATCTAATATGTCCTTGATATATTGACTGCTACCAAAGATGTAATTCAATCTTGGTGACTTTACAATTTTTGCCCCACCTTTCCCATTAGGGTAGAGGATTTCAAGTCCTTCAGGAAGTTTTCTAACTACTTCTTCAAACAGTTCTGTTATATCCAATTCCATCATAAATTGAAAGCATTAATGGGAGTTAATAGGTTCTTTTGAATCTTCAAACCGGTGAAAGGACAATCATCGGACATCGCCCATTCTACAAAGAGTCGGTTCTTCTTCACCATGCTGTTCCAGACACTAACCTGTCTCTTAATCGGAGATATATACTCGTTAGCACATTTCAATCTTACAAGACCAGTGATAGTAGCCTGTGTATTCATATCACGTAAAATGTGAAAGAACACATAATCGGCGAACGGTTCACTTAGCTTTTCACATAAAAGTGCATATCCGGATTGAGGTTCATCTTTTTCCAAGATATCAACCTCATCTGAAGAATCCTCTTTTTCCTGTTCTACGATCTCCAAATAATCAGTAATAGCTTGTGAAAGACTAAAACCGACAGCAGTATGAAGAAATTCGGTCTGAAATGCCTTGATATACCCGTTTATCACCTCATTTACTGCAAGAGACTGGGGCGAAGGCATTTCAGCGACCGAAGCATTCTCAATATGCCTGGGACCTGACGTAAAATATGAAACATCAATCAACATGGCAATAGTTATTTAGAAGCCTTACCCTTTCCGGTTTTCTTTTCATCTTCCACGGAAACGGTTTTATCATCAACAACAGTTACTTCCTTAGCATCTCCAGCAGGCAATTCTTTTGAATCGGCAGCCGGAAGATTCTTGTTATCAGAAGGAATCAGGGCTTCAAGTTCTGCAATACGAGCTTTCATTGTATCACGTTCATCTGTCAGTTCAACAATAGCTTTATCTTTCTCCGTAATGAATTCAGTAAGTTCACCGATTTTCGCATCTTTCTCTGTGAGCATACATTCCAATGTCTTTCGAGCATCTTCTTCTGTAACAAGACCACACTCGGAAATAGGGGTGAATGAAACCACCCCTCTACCAATCCGAATGCGTTGCTCTTTAAGCACATTGGCTACATCCTTATCATTACCTCTAAGTATGTAATCCATAATATTACTTTTTAGTAATTGCTTCTTTCAGTTCAGCCAAATCTCCATAAGCAAATGCCCAAGGATTGTAAACAGGGAAAATCACCTCTTCACTGGCAATAAGAACCACCTCATTACACAACTTCGTTTCCACATCTTCAGCCCACTCTAACGCAAGATTAGTGTAGTCAACGATAGATGCACCCATGTGCATATCACCAATAAAGTATTTACCGGGTAACATACCGGTACTCTCTACAATCGGACGGTTAGCAATATGCTTAACACCATTGACAACCTTAATAATGCCAAGGTTACGCCCAGTTGTATCCTTCTCTGATTCCATCGCATTAACATCTGACGGATTGAGAGTAATAGCATTGGGATAATACTGTGCATAGGTCATCACGGCAAATGCCGTCTTAATAACATCTTCCGAGTTAGGAGCTTCGATACTTTGGAAGAATGAGTTGTTGACAGTAAATGTCATATTTGCAATGGCTGTTTCCTCACCGGCAAAAGCAACACCTTTCAACAAGATTTGACGGTCATTCATCTTGATAATAGGATTCGCTTTGTTCAAATCTGTCACAACAGCAGCATTGGCAAATGTAATAACCATACCATTGAGCATCAGATCGTACGGCTTTGTGAATTCAACAATTGTGTCTTTGCCCCCATTATGGCTTTCGACAGACTTCACACTACCTGCTTCTCCCTTAATGATAGTATCTTTGATGATACTTTCAACTGGAAGCACTCCAGTGTGATTAGTAATGCCTAACAGGTTCTCACCGTTCCCATCACCAAATAACATGTTCCAATCTTCAGCAAGCCATACAGCTTCCGGTAACATATTCAGAATATAACTTCTGATGAAAACACGACTCTTCAACATACGTTTGGAAATTCTGATATGGGTACCAAGTCGTTTCGTACCTGTCTGAATTTCCTTCATCTTAATGCTTGACTCCGGTAAACGACCGTTTTCAGTAACGTACCGTGCATTCCTGTCGAAGTCATACACTTGTGTAAAGGCGAGCTGCGTATATGTAGGATCACCCTGCAAAGTCGTAATGACATTACGCATATGAATCTTCTGATTACTTACCTGGCTAACAACACGGTTCTGCTGTTGGGTAATCATGATTTCACCACTGTAATTGTCGGTCATGGACACAATATCTTTCAAGCTGAATCCCTCAAAAGAACCTGTTTTACGGCTGTGACCGGCTGCAAACTCCTTGAACTTCTCACTATCAAGCATTTCGCTCAATTTCTCGTCGAACTTATTGATAGTATCCATAGATAAGCCTTTTTGCTTCATTTTTTCAATGCTTTCTCCAAGACTCTTAACCTGGCCAACAAGTGTTTCATTGTCTTTAATCAGTTGAGTAAACTTCTCGCCGTCATAAGACTTCAATAAGTTATTAATATCTCCAAACTGTTTAGTCACATCATCAGGCGTAACAACTCCTTCCAGTGATTTGTTTACGACTTCACACATCATGCCGACGATGTTTTCCATGAATGTTTTCTGTTCTGCCGGCAGACCATCTGTTTTCAGATTAAAATCTGATACTGTAAATTTTTTAGGCATAAAATTTAAATTTTAAGTTATTTATTCTCGAAACAGCTATTCAAACTCTTGAAATCGAATAAAGTGCCATTATCAGCGGCTTTAGACGTTACTTCATCGCTACCATTTTCCCCTTCATTCTTTTCTTGAGTGTCAACAGACGGCTCATTCTTTCCGGTAGTATCTTCAGAAGTATTTTGTAGAATAGCATTCGAACGATATACTTTTCCCCAACAGTGGGGACATCTTACATAATTCATAAGATCCTGCAAACTCTTTTGAGTGAATTCTTTCTCCTCTGACTTTACAGAATCAATAAGAGAAATTACTTGAGTTCTAATCTCTGGAGTGAGCTTCTCCATTTCTTCTCTTACGATGTCCTGCGTTATCCATCTCTGATAATCGGCGGCGTAATCTAATACCTGTTGTGCAAAGGTATGTTCCGTTTCTGCGTCATAATCAAATTGATAACCACAATGAGGACATGAGACAACGGCACCACCGTTGAGGCTCTTTAGCAATAAACTTAATTCCATATCGTAACCTTTTAAACGTTCATCACTATATCCATGCTGTAAGAACGCTTTTCGAACGAAATCAACAGCTTCCTTTACTTGGTCGGCAGTTGCAGATTTGATATTCACAAGGAATGTTTGAGGATTACTTCCCCAACTTGTCAATGTAGAATATTCCATCATACGCCATTCAAGCACTTTACAAGGATCAGTCAAATCCCTTTTGATAGCTTTTACTCCGATAGAGTGTTCAAGGGTTCTTCCATTCTCTGCAAACAGCTTATAATCAGCTAACGTGTCACGACCAATCTGTTTCTCAAGATTCAACTGGCCAACCATAACTAAATTACCCTCTGTTTCCTTACCACTCAATGGAACCCCCAACAATTGATCCGGACGGTGATTCAAGAACCAACGCATACGACCAATATTTTCCTTTAAAGTCTTGTTGAATGATCCGGGCATGGATACGTCTTCCTGTGAGTCCTTCACACCGATACCGTTCACCGCGACGGTAACGATACCCTTCTCATCAACATCATTTGCCTTTGTCTTGTACTGAAGGCTTTTGATTTTCTCTTCCATTTTCAACTTCACTTTTTGTGTTAAGACTAAATATTTGTTTAACTATCTCTCGTTCCTGGTCCGACATCTCAAATAATGTTTTGTCGAACATAGGTTCTTCAAATTTACTTTCACCGATTTGCGCCCTCCAATCATTGTACGTTATCAATCCACTAAGGAACTGGTCTTTGCACCGGCTATTGATATTGGTCTTTACTTCCTCGGCTTCTTTCAACCCCTCCTGCAGGCAATCCACATCGGAGAAATCACAATCCAAATAATATCCGCTTGATTCAAGTCCTAAAAATTGAGTAAACTCACGGCAGAACTGTTTCGCAAATGGAATGATAACAGAGCTATAAACACTCTTTTCTGCCGTAGATTGATTGCTAAAAGTAGACTGGTCTTTGCGAGGAACTAACACAGCAGGAATACCATAAGCACCTGAAATACTAATTGCATCAGCAAGTGTTTCCTCAAACGGTTGCAGTTCTGCAATAGTGAGATTGGTACGTACAAAACTCAATGGGATATCAGACAGCCCATATGGTAACTGGTCCTTACCTACTCCGAACTTACCGAAGTGTTGTTGCAAAATTTCTTTCTTCTCATTATCAGTCATAGCAATGGGTCCGGATTCATCTTGTTTCATATTGATAAGAAATCCTAAACCACCTCGTTTTACATAAATTACATTACGGGCCTCATATACAGCAATAAGGTTCGATATCGGTTTCATTTGTGACATAAGACGGCTTTGAGATTTCATAAACCCAAATCCGGAATAATAACTCACACACCCGTCTCTATCATGCCATACCTGATAAGCAGGTATATTCATTGTGCTCAAAGCGCCATAATTTAAACGATAACCTCTAATAATATCTTCTTGATCAGCTATACCAAACAATGGAATATTACTACCTAAAACAGGCAAGACTTCCATTGCATCAGCAGGAAGTACCCAGTAGTTAGAGCAATAACGCCATTTTTCTACATTAGTGAAGCTATCAGACATTGCAGCACGTGTAAAACTATTGCCAAGACACAGTTTATATACGAAATGTTGATAAACATTTTGTTTCCATGTCATCAAACAATTTGGTCTAAGAAGTATCTGATTCAAATTCTTATTAGCCCAAATAACACTATCATCCTTAACTTTCTTAAACTGAAAGTTAGCACTGGAAATACGAGAAGCGATGTAGTCTATTGGAAAAAAGACTTCTGGTACAGACTGAAAAAGCGTAAGAAAATTTTGAGAACAAACATACGGAGATGAAAATAACTCTTCAACAGTTATCTTTTTCCCTTCCGGAAGCTTCTTCTCTTCAACAGTCTCACTCACGACTTCTACATTAGCATCCTGTACAAGCTCTTCCTCTGACTTAGATTTTTTACGAAACCAACTCATTTATTTCTTATTTGAAACAAATGTAGGAATATGAATAATCGGTTTCTCAAAACACTAAAATCTTGAAAAATAAGAAATGTACAAATTCAGTTATAACAAACTATATAACAACAAATTACGCAGCAGATGATTCGGGGAACGATTTTATTATATGATATGCAAGACCACTTAAAATAATGCTTGCACTTTTATTCTCGCTATTTATGTTATAGTCCATCAGGTTAGTAATGAAATCACTGTAATCTTGAGATTCCTCTAACATCTTTGGTGATAACAAAAAGTTATTCCTTATAAAATCAGATGTAGCAGCTATTCGCTTATCCACATCGGCAAACTCTTTCTTTACTCTTACTTCTGTATCTTTCACAATTTCCCTCAACTCACGTACAGTCTGATAATAGGCAGATGAACATTCAAAGAGACACGTATTGGCCTTGTGCTCCAAACATGCGGTCTTAATTTCCTCTATGGAAGATGTTTCTCTAAACAAGGCATCAGTTAAATGCCACTTATCACCACAACGGGATGCCTGAACAAGAACAAACGTACCATCTACATTCGGCATGACATAAACAAGCCGCTGCGAGTAGACGTTTTGTGCTTCCGGATTAAAGAAACCAAGCATACCCTTACCACCATACAGATTCCTTTTTCGCCGGTTACTAAATTCAGTGTACTGCTCATTACACAAATCCACAACGACATATCGAAACGTATCGGATAAGTGCCCGTGTTCCTCATAAGTTTGCAAAGTAGTTTTATTCTTGACCTTGGTTTTAAGAATGGCACCGTTAGCATCCTTCTGTACACTCATGTAGTCCTCGATAGATACCGAACATGATTCGTCGATGTATATCTCTATGCCAGGAACAGTACAATCAAAGATAGCATTGATAAACTCACCAGTCATGGCAACACTCGGATTCTTATTGCCTACTTTATCCTCAATCTCGAATCCTTCTTTCTGCAATGTATCTATGAATAAGTCCATCCAAGAGCGTTTTTCATCATCAATGCTATTGGCCGCCTTTGTTGAGGCATCCCCGTGTAGGTAGACTTTATCACTATACCTGATATCTTTCAGATACTTGGCTACAAGTTTAGAGGACTTCTTTACTGTATTGTTAGGACTTTCGGCGCATGTCTCATGGAACTGCCAAACCTTGATACCGGTAGTGAAATCTACTTGCCAGTACGACACACTGATATATGGCAGTACGTTATTATCTACTGATATATGAATAGGCAGGTCCGGGATATATTTATGTTCACCGGAATGTTTGCCACGGTTGAACGAACCGAAGAACTCGCTACCGGTACGAATAACACCCCACTCTCCCAATGCGTACACATTGTAATAATCCGGATCGTGAACTCTATCATACTCAAAGTCGGCAACACATTGCTCATCATAAAAACCGTATGTACCATCAGGTGAACCAACAACCCAAAAGTTATTCAGATAGGTAGATTGGATAATAACTGTATTTGATTCCTGTTCCTCGATCTGCTTCGTACGAGGATTAAGTATTTGCCGAGGCGCATTCTTCTTTACGGATTTGACCTTAGTAAGCTCCTCCGGCAACTCTTTGCCGGCAATGGTAACAGACATTGGCACATCATGCCATTTGTCTTTATCAATGAACTCTTTCTTTATCCAGTGGCTTTCACTGATCGGATTAAAGGTACAAATAATCTGCTGCCCTTTCTTACCACGCAAACGCTTACGTAGCTGCTTGAAATCCGGATGCTCGAACTCTGACCATTCCTCTAACTGAACACGCTTATAGTTGGAGATACCTTTTATCTTCTCCGGATCGTCAAGACCGGAAAAATCTATCTTCGCACCATTAACCAGACACTTAATAGTATTCTGTTGGAACTTGAACAAATGGGAGATGCCAAGACCGGCCGCAGCGACTTTATAATCTTCATAAATGGTTTTGAGAATAGAAGCTCCTACCTTACGCATTACAAGAGTGTTTTCACCATCCTGTAATGTCTGTATCAGTATTGTTTGTGCCACACTATACGACTTACCGGAAGATGAACCTCCATAGAGAATGATAAAACGGATAGTCTCATCATTCAAGTACTTCAATAGATAGAATCCGTTAGGATTTAGCTTCTTATAATTTATAACCATATTGTTCTAAAAGTAAGGTTTCTCCGTAGGGTGAATACCGGATTTTGCAGTTCAAATTGTTCTATTCTTCCGAATCTCCATTTTCATCAAAGCCGATACGAAGTTCACCGATTTTATTTCCCTCACCACCTTTGATGTTAACATTCTTATCAGCTTCCCAACCATTCCAGGCACCAAGTATCCGGGCAGCTTCTGTCTTACCGTTGAACTCATAGGTAACTTCTCCTCTCTTATTCTGTATCTTCTTCAATGCGTTACGGGCACGTTTGGGAAGTTGGGAAGGAGTTCTCATTTTTGTTTTCCCGGTTGCGGGGTCAACAAAATGAAGATCATCAGGATCGGCAAGCACTATATCCATTAGCACCTTCTCAACAGTTTTCCTCTCTACTTCAGACTCTTTCGCTCTCTGCGCCTTAATCTCATTTATCCTTGTACTGACCTTGCTATTTGCTAATAGTCTACTGGCAGCACTCCAAATCGTTTCAGGCTTCATGTTGGCAGTATTATAAGACATTCGATATGCTTCACTTGCATTACCTTCTGTATCAACGTAATATTTACAGAATTTCTCTTGCTTAAATGTTAATGTTCTATCTTCATTTCCCATATCAATGATTGTTTATTCCTACGAGAAAAAGAAGCTGCTCACTGTCTTTCAATAACTCATAGGTGGCAAGTAATGTACTGCCAGTTGTTAGTATGTCATCGTACACTATTATCTTCTTTTCCCTTATCGGACGAAGAAGAAAGAATTCCGGATTCAATCTATCTTTAGTTAGGCACTGAATTGCATTCTCATAGAATGGTATTTTCACCGCCCCAGCTATTTTCGTACAGATAGAGGTTGCAAAATGAAAGCCCTCGTAGTGTCTCCGTCGCGGTGTGGTGACTATACACCATCCTTCACATCCCCCTACAATGAAGCGGTGGAGAAACTCACACGCTCTCTCTGCAAAGAATGATGCAAGTTCCTCCGACTGTTTAATTTCTGAAAAGCTGGTACCAGTCTTGGAACGGGTGAACTGGGAGATGTAATAGATATCACCCTTTTTATGAAGTGATACCTTTTCTTTCAGATCACATAACCGTTCCTGATGAGACCAGCTCTTACATTTCACCGCTTCCGGCTTATCCCAGTCATCAATACGATATATCTTTCCCTTTCCTTTCATCAAAGATCTTCTTTACTCCGTCCTCGACAGATGTGTAAGACAAAGGTACTAAATAGATATCCCGGTTCACCGACTGCTCCAAATTGTCAAAATCCCGTTTTTCATTAATCAGCTCAATTTCAAGCGATTTGTAGTATTTCACTAAAGTAGCAAAATACATAGTAGTCACCGGTTGCACATTGCAGATGTTGATTAGCTGACGGTTACAACCTATTGCATAGATAAGGCCTTCGACAACATCACTCATATAAGTAAAGCACCGAATATTCTGACCGCAGTTGTATAATGACACCCTTTCCTTATTAAGCAGGAACCAGAGAAGAGTTCTTTCGCGTGGGTTTGGTGAATATACATTATGCAGCCGGCATCCAGTAGCAGTCTTACAATAAACAGATGCGTACTGCTCATCGAAGTACTTACTTATACCATAGAGACTTGTAGTATTCTCCGGATTCGCAGTTGACGAACTAGCATACACTAACTTTACATGATATTGATTACAAGCATCAGCAACTCGCATGAAGGTATCAATGTTATCTTTCCTGATTTGTTCCAGGTTTCCATTAAACACGCTTGTTTGTGCCGCTAAATGGAACACACAATCAATATCCTCATTCTTTAGATACTCGCATACTTTCGTAGCTTCAGTACCGCACTTTCGGTCAAGTCCTATGACTTCAATACCTCTTTTTACTAATTCTCGGCAAAGGGCTTTACCTATAAAACCCTCACTGCCAGTTACGATCATTTTTCTCATCATCACAAAAAAATAAAGGTGTATCGAATAAACAATACACCAAAGGTTCAACAATTATATAAATTTCAGTTCTTATTATTACAATCTTTCCTTACCTTTGCAATATGAATAAAGACAGAAAAAGAGTTCTGATAATAGGTAACGGATTTGACCTTTGTTTAGGCAGAAAGACTTCATACAAGGACTTTTGCCAATCTGAATTTTGTCCTAAAGACTACCCATCTCCTTTAATCAAACATTTAAATGACAAATGGAACGATAATTTAGATGCTGTAAAATGGTATGATTTGGAGAATGAGTTATACAATTATTATATAAGAATCAAAAACAATAATGGGCAAATAATAGACCTATACAACGATAAAGAAAGGAACGTTTTAGAACAAATTCAAGCAAATGGACCAGTCACAGAATTTTATGAATGTATAAAATCTAATGTAGACATTGTTAATAATCTGTTAAAAAACGGAATATTAATCTTGCCACGCTTTTCTTGTTATATCAGTTTCTCGCATGAAGATATATTAAATCCTCCTATTGAACGAGACCAAAAAGCCTTACAACTCATAAAAAATGGATTAATACAATATCTCATAAAAGTGCAACAAGAAACTATTAACGAAAATTCTATAGCTGCAATTGTCGCAAGAGCATTTATGCAGAATAAATCAAATGATCAAATTGTCATATATTCTTTTAACTACACGAGTTTTAGTGAAGTAGCTCCTAATTCCAGTTTTGCAATGGAGTTTAATGATACAATAAACTATGTACATGGATGTATCTTAGATGGAAATATTATATTAGGAACAAAAGATGAGAAAATTGCTCATAACTATGACTTCATACAAAAATCATTTGATTCTCAGTATAATCCTCCTGCTATGGTATATGATTTAATGGATGCTGATGATATTACAATATTTGGGCATTCATTAGGCATAATGGAGTAATCCATCAACAAACTGTTTTCCACATCATCAGAAAGCCTGCTTGCAATGTCATACCCAGTACCGCCTTTCTCTATAATATCAGCTTGTAAGGTCAAGTAATTAAAATCAGGAGTGAAAGTAAATACTTTGCTTGCCATTACTTTATCATATTGACTGAAAGGGGTAGCCCATTCCACTTGGTCACCTCTCGCCTTATGATATGCAGATGCACGCATAAGAGCGAAGTTAGGGAAGTGATGACCGTCTACATCTACAATTCCAATGTTCATCATTTTTCTTATGAGAATTATTTATTCCGATTATTATATCTCCAAGCTCTGATAAACCACTTTGTTAATTCCCAAAGAACCCGTGGAGAAAATATAATCTTTCTAATTACATAGAATGGTATTATAGTTTCCATTGCTACGTAGTAGTTATCTTTAAACTTTCTATGCCTTGTACACGATTCTGCTAATTTCTTCTGGTTTAAATCAACCCAGCCATGATAATGTACACCGATAAAATTTTTGTGTAACCAAAATTCGGTTAGTCTTTTTCGGTTCTTACAATCAGTTTGACATATAAAAAATCCCCATCCCATAATCATTCCTTTCTTATCTTGTTAGTCATTAATCAATAGTTCTAATTCAATTAATAATTCCCGTCTCGCCCAACGTCTTGCACGCATATTAGCAAGTTGATCTGTTCGTCGTTTGGCTTTCTTTGAAGCACGGGTATTGTAGGTATGATTGGGAAACTTATCATGACCAGGACAACATCCAAAATCCTGTCTTTTTATACCTTCTTTCCTCATTCTTTTTCTTGTATTAAAAAATAACCTCTGTAAATTCATATGAACTAAGTGCATTTTCCAAACTATCAAAAGAATCAAATTCTCTTTTAATGCGTCCGAACTGATATGAATATACTTCTTCACCTCGTTTACGTTCCATGCTAATAATATACTTGAAACCGTCTTCCCGTGTAACTGTAACAGGATAACCTTCTGTTATATTGTCAATTATCTTTTGTTCGTTTAAAATCACTTTATTCATAGTTCTATTTGTTATTTACATGTTTGACTTTTAATTATTTACATCTATAAAGATAATCGTTATTGACAGGGTATGAAAACAGAAACTTCGCCATTTTAACGCCATTTTCATCAAATCAATTTGATTTGTTACTTTCTTCTTCCTAATTTGATTTTTACCACTTCTCTATTTGCATTTTTTATCTTGATTTCTTAAATAATCAATAAGAGGGAAAAGGGCATCAGAATAGCTAAGATCATAAATTACATCATCATCATAACATTGGGCTACAATGTAATTATCATCTATTGAAACACATCTTAACCAGCCTTTTCCAAGGCGGCAAACTTGAGATTCTATATCCATCCCTCTTATTTTATATTTCTCAAAGTATGCGACTATTTCACGATGAGCTTCCACACATACTTGAAAAGTGACATCTAAATACTTTGTTTCACAAGCATCTGCTTTTTCTACTTTCAGCAAAAGTTTCTGTGCTAAACAATCATCAGAGTGAGAAAGAATTTCTTTCAGATTTTTAATTTCTACGTTTGTAAAAAAAACCGTTTTCATAACTTCTTAGTGATTATATTGGTTTGACTTTTAATCCATTGCACTATAAAGTTATCTTTTATTGACAAGTTTAGCAAACAGAAACTTCGCCTTTTTAACGCCATTTTATTCAGTCTTTTTCTTCAACAATTCAAGTACAATTCTTTCCCCTTCTTTTAGTCCATCGACGTAGCCTTTTGCATGTTCACCGGCATTATATACTATAAAAGAGAGGATCAACAGAAATAGTCCGAGTGAACGATGCCAGTACGGAAGTTGGACCGCAAACGGTTTGATTGTTATAGACAAATGCCCTACATATAGCAGGAACACAAACAAAATCACACATGAAATAATTGTTGTTTTCATATTAATCTGTAAATAAATTAAGTTGAGTTGTAAACTCGGGTTTATAAATTCTAAATTTACGGTTAAAGAAAGTCTCAAAGGCTGTTACAATTTCAGAGATGGTATTATCAGCAATTCCTAATAATTTATCATCGGCAACTATAAGAGATAAAGCCTTGTCAAGAGTCATTTTCTTCTCAATAAACAGGGAATACACCAAATATCTACGGGTATATTCCCCAGCCTTGAGTGACTCAACTTCTTCAGGAGTGGCCTTTCTCTTGTACAATACTTTATACCAATGTGTTTCAGCAGTACGAGCACGCTTTTGTCTCGGTAACAAGTCATAAAACACGGCAATTTCATTCTTTTGGATACACTTATGTTTTTTACGAACACCATACATCACATAAGGAGTGTTCCAATCAGGATGAGTCTTTCGATATTCAAGCTCCAACTCTCGATCAATAAGATCTTGCTCAAAGTCTTGTTTCATTAACCATTCCTCGAACCAGGCAGCAAGTGCTTCTTCTCGATCATAATAATCTTTTCCATTTATACATAAGGGAATCATAATAACTATTTTTGTTGCATTTCACGTTTAAATCTTTCCTCTAAATCAAAAATGGTTTCTCCACTATTACGCCTATAAGGCCTATCAGTGTTTAGCTGAAGCTCTTTCAGCTTTTTCCAATACCATGGAAGGTGCAAATATATATTCTTCAACTCCTTCAAGTTCTTATTTCCACAACACCAGCAACTCACACGATCAAGTAGTTCATATAGCCTTACTCCATCCTCACACCAAACAAAGCCTTTTGTATAACAGTACTGGAGTGCATCTGCTTCTGTAACCCCCCAGTCACGAAGTGGTAAAACCCGATTAGCCCGATTTTCTTTTTCAAAGCGATGCATCTCATCGGCAGCAATACCGACATAATCAATTCCATCTTTTGTGTGAGCTTTCAACGCACGAAGTTTTTCGCTCGTTCCCCACCGGCATGTTCCCCCACACCAACTATATCCTTTTTTATGGATAATATTGGTCCCTCTTTTCTTAACCGGCCTTTCAAACATTGTCCAAAGAAAAGGTTGCTCCGGATGCAGTTCTGTATATTTAATGCCAAGTTTTTTAAGAATTGGAAGAACAGCATCACGAGTGTTATAGATTGCCTGAAATTCCATACCTGTATCATAGAAAACGACTTCATCCAACTGATATCCTTTTTCTATTAGCATGAAAAGCATTGCCAAAGAATCCTTGCCAAAACTAACTGAAGCATAATATCTCATACAAGAAACTTATTATTAGGTGAGTCCTTTTTTTTGCTTTGCCCTCTCGCTATTAACCTGTGACATACACATACGGCACCATGACGATAAACACCGGTATTTTTTTCCATGCGAAGTAATCGTATTTGCGTAAAACCGATTGAGATAGAAATAGTGGCCGCAATGGGTACATTTTTTCATCTCTCTACCACCTGCATCAAACTTTCTATTTCGAGGTTTACGACGAATAAGAGTACATCCCTTACAATAATTATCTTCACCGCGATATCGACGGCAATGCGAAAGGGATTTTACTCCACATTTCGCAAATGCTTTGCAATCAACACGTACAAATGAATGTGTACTCATAGCCTTCGTTTATTTTGAAACTTATTTAACACACGAGAAATTACCTCCATATTATCAGTCATCATCCATTCTTTTGCAACGTTCCAAGCAAGACTCATAACTGGATTAAAATTATCTTTCCTTACCGTATGGTGAGATAAACGTCCTTCAGTTGGTTTCAAATTCTTATCATGTAAAATACATAACCCATTTTCAAAGAAAGCACAATACTCTTTGCCAGCAACAGGTTGAATCATTGGAACAGCAACATTGATAACTCCTAAAAAGATACCGGTAGCCCAATTTGTCAGTTCCAATCTATCTGCGTAACCTGCATCAATAATCCTTTCAATATCATCAGGAGTACCAAGACAAGGAGTATGACATTGTTGTTTACAAATGCTACATGAACATTGAACAGGTACACGACCTGATGCCCTCATTACCCTTTGTAATGAGGCTTCTCTTGACAACTCCCCCATAATTATTCAGTAATTGAATTTAAGATAACTTTCGCACGCTCTATACACCAACGATTGAGGTATGACTGCCAGCAACCAATAGAGGGAGTCCACCTAAAAGTATTATTTTCTTTCAACTGTGACCGGATTTCCTTACTCGGAATATCGGCAAAAAATAACTGCAGACGGTTCTCTTTAGCATTCTCAACGACACGTACACCACTGATAGTGTATTCTTTATCTTCTGTCTCTTTTAGCTTTCTTGCTCGATCACGACGCTGCTTCGCATCCCGGATACGTGCATTATTATTAGAAAGCATATAAGAAGGAAAACCATACTCACCATAACGGTCAGGCTTAGTTAGCTCGATAGCTTTATTCTCTGAAAAGCCTAAAGTTTGCAGTTGTTCAACCTTCGCAATATCATTTAGTTTTTTACTTCTAACTATCTTATTAGCAGCTTTCATCATTCCTTGAGCTTTCTCTAACGCATCGACCTTTTCTTGCAATCTGTCTACTGCGTCATCATCTCCTAAATAAATGGAGTTATTATTTTCAGTAGCTTCCGCTTTCTGTGCAAAGTACTCTGCCTTCTTGGAAAGCTCAATACTTTTATCCATTTTGGCCCCTATTTTATCCCGATATTTACGATCTGCTAACCCGTGCACAGGTTGTCCCATTGGAATAATACTTGCCATTTCTGACGATTGCCTGCAAGCTACATCTGCAGCTTCGTTACTTTTCCTTGCAAGTTCTCTGAATCTATCAGCTCTTGCTTCCTGCCTTTCTTTTCTGTTCATAATTCTTTGGTTTAATTTGGTTTGACTTTTATAAAATTGAAAGACCACAGCCTAAACTGTGGTCTTATCATTACTTCGACTTATCAATAGGAAGCAAATCATCAAATAATCCGGGAACTCGCGGCTGTAACGCTTCAAATTCTTCCCGGAAAAACTCTTCTTTGGTCCTACCTTGCTTTTTCCCTTTCCTTGTATGTACATCAAAAGTATATACTGGGATGGCAATAGGATAACGTCTAACATCATCTATCCATTTTTCTATGTCAACATCTCTTCTGTCATAAATAAAGTTCTGCAAATGATCTGCATCCCGGTTCTTCCTACATTCACAAAGAAGAATAACCGCTTTGCTGACAAATATCCTGCCTTTGGGGGCAGTAGCATTTTTATTTACCAGCTCATGACCTTGCCATAATGCTTCTATCTCTTTTGTTATGATACCGAAGCAATCCTCTGCACTAATGGTATATAAACGCTTCCACACATAGTCGCGGTATCCACTCGCCCATAATTCCAAGGCAAAAAAGCCGGCTACCCCGGTATCGGCTCGCCGGATCGCTTTTTGCATTGCAGAACTCACCTCGAAGAAATCATATCCGCAAACTGTTCTAATAATCATAATTCTAATTTAATGGTTTGACTTTTAATTGATTACATCTGTAAATTTAGCTAAAAAAGACGGATATAGTAAACAGATTGAACGCCATTTAAACGCCTTTTTTACAGGTTATTAGAACTTGAATTTGCAGGATATGTTATACTGTACAAGCTGCTTCGTCTTATCCTTTCCATTATTCGTCGCACTCTTGAGCTGGATACTATCACCGAAGTTCTTTTTGATGAAAAGAATAGATTTGCGTTCTTCTTCCTGATTCCTGATCGAAGCAAGACCACCAGCGTTCACAAATGTGCTCTTTTGCTCAAAATTATAACGCAGATCGGTTAAAATCTTACGCTCTTTGTACTTAATATAACAGGAAATCCAAAAATCTTCTTTTAAACGTATCTCTTCATTCCACCAAGTGTTCTTGTTATAGATTACTCCATAACTGCAACCGGTTATCATTTTAGACAGGGAAAGAAAGCCGGTTTCGTCATACATAACAGGAGATATCCGGGAAGTGAAACCAAACAAATGCACGTCCATCATACTAGCAATCTCAAATAGAGATTGAATAATATTGGTGATTCTATCCTTATCTTTCACCCGGCACGGTTCACCTTTTTCTGCATAGATCGCTTTACAGGCATGAACATCATCGTCGAGCATGAAGAGTTCGCCAAAATGTTTCGCCATCCAATTACGTTTAGGGATGAGGCCGATTACATCGTCCGGATGAGTAACTATTTCACATTCCGGGTTAAACTGTTGGTACAAGTCAGCCTGACTTTCAGCAACACAAATGATAGGATCGTTCACCAACTTTTTAGCGAACACCCGGTCATGTCGCTTATGACTTGGTATTACTATTTTGCAGGGCATGGCGAACATCTTTTATGTCGATTACATTACTCTTACTTACTTTCCCGGTCTTGTACGACTTCATGTGCTGCATATCCAGCCTTTCACGAAGCCAATTACTATCTACCTCATTGCTTGAGGTTATGATAAACAACTCATGCTTTTCGTCATATTTAGGAATAAGGGGGTAAATAGCTGTATCATCTGTGATGGCATCGAAGCGCTCTTTAAATTCATCCTCCTTCTTCTCCGGCCCGAACTCGATACCCCAGTCTTGGAGTTCTGCTTTATTCCATTCATTTTCCATAACGTCCAAATCATTCTCACCGAAATTGACGTTATCCTTTGTAGCATACTCTCTCAACTTTTTAACAGGGGTATCAGGTGCCAGGACCTTACATGGAAGCTCTTTGTAACCAAGCTCCTTACATGCACGCAAACGTAAATTGCCACAAACGACAATATACCGACCATCATTATAGGGAAATATTATAAGTTCCCTAAGTTCAAGCATTTCAGGCGAATCCTGAATGCTTTTCTTCATCGCTTCAAAGCGATAGTCACGGAAAAAGCGCGGATTCTTCGGTAATCCCGTGAGCTGCCCTTTATTAAAATCAAGTAGGCAGACTTGAATTGTCTCTGTCATAACAAACTGCATTAAAATCAACAACACAAACAGTCAGTAGGCAGACTTGAATTGTCTCTACCATAACAAACTGCATTAAAATCAACAACACAAACAGTCAGTAACAACACCTTAATCACATCTTTCTGACTCATCAGAAAGCAAATCAATTGCTCTCTTAATTTCAGCCTCGATATCCTTACATCCGTAATGTTTTAGAAAAGCAACGGTAACTATTATAATATCAGCAGCTCTCTTTTTATATTCCGGATGGTCTTTTATATCGTCGCATGGTAATTCTGATAATTCATCAAACTTCCTCCAGGCAGCAGATATTTTTAAACTGAAAGCCTTTTTAGAAGTATTATCATTCAGATGAAAGCGGCGCTCTATAATCTTTAATATTTTAGGGGCCAACTTATTCAATGTTATCATAAATGATTAGGTTAAATTGTTAGACTAATAATAATCTCACACTGTTTGATGCAGGCTGGTCCCTTATATGGAATCTGTAAATAGTCCTTTTATACATACACATGATAATTAAAGTTTTTCTTGTAGCTTTTCCATCGCTTCAGTTGCACAAAGCAAAGCGTAATTACTATCAATGGAAATATACGTTTGAATTGTAAACCAAAAACCTAATATCCTAACTTGCAAGAAATAGGCAGTCTGGAAATTCTTTGCTTGAAATTGCCCTTCTAAACGCATATACTTAGAAAGACTAAAGTAAGTAGCATCTACTTTTTTTATTCTTAATTTTTTCATTCTATACTTTTGGGGATGAATACGTTTTTCACTGGCCATAGGAATATTATCAAAACTCACCAAATTCATGGGAGTAGTAGCAAGAATACCTATTGGCATATTATTGGGATGCCCATTTTTAATAGGGAACATTTTCGGATTGCTCCTGTATGCCTCACGAGCCATTATCATATTTTGGATCGCATGAATATGTATGACTTCCTCTCTGATATCTGATACATGAAACACAGGGAGATTACAAAATAAATTATGCAGTTTACAGGAAACTTCAATGACCTCTCTTTCTTTATCTGTCAACATGCAACTACTTATTTATAGGGTCCGTTGTATCCATATATTTCCTGTATTCCAGTTCTGTTTTAGCAAGGTTAATAAGAGTATTGACACCTTGAAAAACCTGTTTGGCCTGATTTACTTTATTAGGATCTTCTTTCACGTCCTTTATTTGTTGTAAAACCAAGTCTCTCATATCCTGTAAGATAGTAGGATTCACAGTAGATACCTTATTCAACCGTTCATTTGCCAATACAACAACTGTATTTGTTATCGACCGGAAACGGTTCAACTTGGAAGCTAAATCAAACATACTAAATATCAGTACTTTGCCATTGTTCAAGTATATTTCAACTTCGGTTCCATCATCACCGGTACCGTCACAGTAGTTGAGAATTACAATTTCTTCATTCTGATAAAGGAACGGTTTGTTAACCATTTCCTTTAATCTATCTATTGCATTATCACTCATGATTCATTCTTTTTTGTTGCTTTACTAATTTGTCTATTCAAAGCTCCTTTTAGCTTGATGAGGTACTGAACATCTTCCGGATACCGGGCATACATTGAGTTTTGCGTTTTCATTTGTTCAGAACGACTAATCATGTATAGGTTCTCGATACAAATATTTTGCTTATCTCCATCCTTGAACTGAATATTGTAACCAGGAGGGATTTCACCGTTATGTTCAATCCATACAAGCCTGTGTTTCAATTCAAAAACATTCGGTTCTGCAGTTTTCACTTCAATGTAACCGTCACGATTTACACGTTCATATCCAACCTCTTTATGGTTCTTTGGGATACATCCCTTCTTGAAACGTGTAGCTTTCGTTTTTTCAATTTGAGCATCAGACATATATTCAGATTGCTTGAGTCCTTTATTCATAGGTTGGTGCCCTTTGGAAAAGAAACCTTTTGAAGAATGTTCGAATAAGAACTCGGCAGACTTTCTTAATTTTAATTTGAAAGCCATGCCGGAAACAGCACTTTCAGTTGAACCAAGTATCGAAGCTATTTCAAGGTTGGTGTGGTCAGGATAAAGAGCTCTTAATTTTTGCCTTTTCTCCGGACTCCAAACCCTTACATCTGGAGAACGTTTTAATTTACGTATTAATGCTTTTGCCTTCACAGCCTCAGGTGTTTTGTCCAGGCGACCAGCAAGCTCTTTCAAATTAGCAGTTGGATACTCGCTATCAAGTATGGCGAGTTGCTCATTAGTCCAAGTTCTCATAAGCATATCAATAAAGAGAGGAAACCATTAGGCTTCCTCTGTGTTATCGTTTTCAAGTTCTTTCAATCTCTCATTGAGTTTCTTTTGTTTCTTGTCGAAAGAAGCAGCAAGCTGCTTACTAAGTTCAGTGTAATCATCAGGATATTGCTCTGCAAAGAGAATATTTTGACATTTCTGCATACATGGATAGAACATCACATCATTACTTGAAAGATTGTTAGCAATAAAAGCGCGGTACCATTGATTACGATCAACTTGGTTGTTCTTCACGTATTTAACAAAATCAGACTCTTTCTTATAAGTAGAAAGTTTTAGTGTTTCCAAATATTTACTACTACAATTCCGGAGAATCATTACATCGAACACAGTTTGTTCATCAACGGATAACTCTTTATTACGCTTATAATAGGGCTTTTCCTGTGCCCATTTTCTCATAGTTTCAGAACTCTTCTCGATTACCTTATCCTTAGCTTTCTTCAACTTTTCATTTATCTTCTCCCTTTCTATATCTTTAGGATCTGCAAGAGCTGAAGTACTGGAAGATAGTTCTTTTCTTATATAGTAGTATTCTACATCAAATTCAGGACAATAATAATTCCACAATGATATACAACGATAAATCTCACCATCCTCAAGCATTTTTTGAGTACGCTCATCATTTTCAGCATACCAACACTTACCCTTAAATACTTCATCCGGATTTATCATTTCAAATCCAAGACTTCTAACAGCTTCGAGTGTTTGTTCCAAGAAAGCTTTTCTCGAATCACTGCAATAAGTGTCAAGTTTAGTCTCCATTATAACAGTTTTTCCAAATGAAAGCGGTTCACCAGCTTTAACAAGGAACTCACTTTCAAGTTGAATTTTACGTATCAGATAAGCTATCTGTTTTTTTCTAAAGCAATCAGGATTGATGCATCTTGCATTTTTATTATTCATTTCATAGAATAGACAACCGTGATTGACAGTGTTGTTCTCACATTGTGCACATGGTTTAAATTCCCCGTTATCCCAATTATCTGCATTTTCTTCAATCCAATCAGCTTTATCAATTTCAAGAAAAGAACTGCCTACAAACCTTCGAATCATATCTGTACTGCACTGGTTCGGATTCCCTTTATGAAATTCCATTTGCGAGCTATCTTCTAATTTAGAAAGAATCATAGCACCGGATAATGGTATATCTCCATTTCTTACACGATCTTTCAGTTCCGGAATAAGACCATTTAGCTTTATACGATCAAAAACAAAGCGAGTAGACTTTCCGAATTTAAGAGCGATATCTTCCAAAGTCCGTCCTTTCTCAGTCAACTGTGCAAAAGCAAAAGCTTCTTCGATGGGATCAACATCTTTTCTTTGAAGATTCTCGGTAATCATTGCTTCAAAAGCCTCATCATCTGTCATCTCTCTGACAATGCAGGAAATTGTTTGAAATTGCTCGGACTTTTTCCGGTGGGCCTTGATTTTAGCAACATTCTCTTTATCTTCCTTTTCTTTCAATAATGATACAGCACGGAAACGACGCTCACCACAAACAATCTCATACGAACAAGGAATTGTTGTGACATCACCAGTTTCTAAGTCAGTCACATCTTCAGATTTGGCTACTCTGACAGTGATGGGCTGCAATAAGCCTTGTTTCTCAATGTTACTTGCAAGCTCTTGAAGAGCTGCTTCATCAAAAGTCTTTCTCGGATTCAAAGGAGAAGGACTGATAAGGTCAATTCTAATGTTTTGTACTTCCATAATTTAATTATATTGGTTTGACTTTTAGTTTATTACATCAGTAAAGTTATCGTAAAATGACAAGTTATGCAAACAGATGCTTCGCCATTTTAGCGCCATTTTCATTGAGGTTTATTACGTATTTGAATAAATCCTCTTCTTTCAGTTTCCCGAAGAAGTTCCATATCTTCTTCTCGTATTTCAGCAGGAGTTTCACCGTTAACACTTCGATAAGTTCCAATACCGAAACGCTCTCTGATACGAGCAATTTTATCCGGATCTTTAGTAACCCAGTAAATTATAACTTTCATAGTAGCTATATTCTACGGCTCTCGCCACACAGGGGGAGAACATTAAACGTTTTAAAGCGATCCACTAATCTTGGCCCAAAACGTTTCTTAAATTCGGCTATGCCAAGATTCGATGTTATATGATACTTCTTGCCGTATTGCTGAAAAATCTCATACCGGGCATAAAGAAATTCATCAATAACTGAATCGAGGCTGGTACCATACGATTTTTGATTTTCCGTTTCCAGACCGATATCATTCAAGCAGATATTAAAAGGATTTGGCTTAAATCCTTTGGATTGATTCTCATTGTAAGTGTACAAGTCAATATGCCCATGGATTTTATAATAATTCATCATTTGAGTAACAGACAAGTTTTCAAAAGCATTGGGGTTACAAGTAAGTTTCAAATAATCTGCAAAAATCTGCATCAACATTGTTTTCCCGGTGCCAGGTTCACCAACAAGCAAAAGATTCTTATGAACCTTGTAATTCTCTTCCGGAAACACATTTTGAGCATACTGACATCCGTTGAAATAGTACAGAAGAAACTGAATTAGTTTAGAGTTGTTATCATCAACATCAAATTTTCTAAACTCCCGTTCCGTATAATCCGTACCAAGGTTAGAAATTAAATTCCAATGGCTGTAATACTCTTGCGTATCAGTTAAGTCATATTCAGAAACGTTCTGAATACTTTCTTTGTGCCTTTGTATCAGATTCTCTATCTGTTGGAGCGTCAGCTTGCGCTTGCCGGCTTCCTTCTCCATCAAATTTTGAAGCTTGCTTGATAGATTCTTTTCCTCTTCCGTCATGGTCTAATTCATTTTTTCGATTTTCACGTATGCGATCCAGTATCCAAAGGTTTGCTTTGGAATCCCACCGTTCAATTTTCACTCCATTGGCATTCTTCCACCCTATCGAGTCAAAGTGATTAAAGAATATTTCTGCTTGCTCTTGCCAATCATCTAAACGTTCCGGAGCATTTTGCTTTATGAAGTGTTGGATAACCTCATCAAGCGTAGGAGCAATAAATTCTTTTGCGACTCTTTTAGGTTTCTCCGGTTTAGAGGGTGGAAAAAGCTCGCCAGAGCTACTTTCTTTCTTACCCCCTTTAGGGGGTTCTTTCTTTGTCTTTGTCTCTGTCTTATATTCTTCTTTAGGGGGTATGGGGGAGCTTTCTATAAAAGGTGTACCTAAAGGGTACCCTAAAGGTGTCCCTAAAGGATGCCGTAAAGGTGGTATATTCTGCATACCTTTTTGTACACCTTTTATAGAATAGGTTGATTTATTGCCTCTTCCATTGCCTTGTTTACATTCAATAAGACCTGCTTGAACTAATCTATTTCGGGCAGACTTGAATACTTTCACCGACACTCCCACGTCAGATGACACCTTTGTATCACTACGTGTCCAGTTATCCTCCCAGCCTAAACGATTCGCAATTTTTAGCAAGTAAAAATAAAGCCTCGTTTCACAGCAGGAAAATTGCCAGCTTTCGTCAAGTTCCCAAAACCTATTGATAAGTTCAATATAAGTCATATCAATTTATAATAATTCCGTAAGACATTGTTTATATAAGGTTGAGGGTCAGCTTTCAGATAATAGCAAACGCTATTAATGAACTCAATCAACCCATGACAAACGACATATACACTACCATATTTCTCAACTAATGCCTGCCACTCTTTTTGCTCATCAGACTGCGTTCCGGCACGTTTACCTTTTACATGTGGAGTTTTCATCTCTATGCAAAGACTGCTCTTACCACCGCGAGGAAAAAGCAGGATCAAGTCAGCAACACCAGCGATGGCACCTTCATATTTACGCATAGCACCGCTTTTCTTTGTCCTGACGCCGCCGTTTGGTATAGCAAAGAGTAAAGGGCCTACATTGGGAAACGTTTCTCTGAACCAAGTTACACAAATGTGTTGTATCTTAGTCTCAGAATATTTCACCTCCAATTTACGAATATCTTCTTCAGTCATTTTTCTGCTTGTTTTTTGAAATCGTAGCACATTCATTTAGAAGGTCAACGATTTGTTTACACCTGTTCCTGCAACCGACAAAGGATATTATGGTTTCCCATTCAGGACCGAACAACATTTCTTTCTTGTATTCCTGAATATGAGTTTCTGCCCATTTATAACTAATCT